TATCGCGTCATCGACCGCGAGCCTTACAAGGGGATGATCGGACTTGCGTCGATCAAGTCCAAGGACCCGTCGACGTTCGTCTTCGACCTGGATGATTATGCGAACATCCGTTCCCTGGGGCGGGCAGGGGCCGGGATAGCATATCCCGGCCCAACACCGAAGGATGCCCTCCCGCCAGGCAAGTTCGTGATCTACTCATACATGCCCAGGTATGAGTCGCCCTACGGGACATCCGACCTCCGCGCGGCCTACAAGCACTACTGGAGCAAAGACATCCTGATCAGGTTCCTGAACATCTACCTGGAGAAATACGGCGCGCCCACGGCCAGGGGCACCTACAAGCGCGGCACGCCCAAGTCCGCCCAGGAGGAACTCCTGAAGGTCCTCGACAGGATACAGCAGGAGACCGCGATCGTGATCCCGGACGATGTTCAGGTCGACTTGATGGAAGCCCAGCGCGGAGGCGAGGCGGGTTACCTGCAGGCCATCGAGTTCCACGACAAGCAGATAGCCAAGGCGATACTCTCGCAGACTCTCGTCGTCGACGAAGGCGCTCGCGTTGGGTCATTCGCTCTGGCGAAAGTGCATCTGGACGTGGTCCGCATGTGCCTCAAGAAGCTCAAGCGCGACCTGGAAGAGAGCGTGATGCAGGAGCAGGTGATCAGGCGGCTGGTGGACTACAACTTCACCGTCACCGCCTACCCCACCTTCAGCCTCGGCCCACTCGAGGACCAGGATGTGGAGCAACTCGCGGGCGTGATCTCGAAACTCGTCTCAGGCGAGGTAATCAAGCCGGACGAGGGATGGATAAGGGGGTATCTGGGGATTCCGAGCCCGGCCGCAAGCTGAAACTCAGGTGATCCCTCCCCGACTACCGACCATCGACTATCGACTATGAAAGGACAACCAAATGACCACACAAACAATCGAACGTGAAGCAAAACTCTTTGAGGCGGGGAGCTACCCCGACCGCGGGATAGAGATCACCGAAGAGGACCTCGACCGCATCATCGCAAACACATCCGAAGCGCCGATCAGGATCGAGCACACCGCTACCCCATTCGACGGCGCGCTGGGGGTGCTCAAATCAGTCTACCGCAAGGGGCGCGAACTCTTCGGCAGGCTGAGTTTCACTAAGGCCGCATGGGACCTCGTAAACTCGGCAAACGCCCGCCGGCTGTCAGTCGCCATCAAGAAGGACAAGAGCGGCATCGCCGAGGTCTCGCTCGTCCGCGAGCCCCGCATCGCCGACGCGGCTGTTTTCGGCGAAGGCGACACGATCAGGCTGGACGGCGTCCAGCTTACGCTTCCATTGGAGTTCACGACAGCCGACGACGAGACCGCGAAGCTCCGCCGGCAGCTTATCGACAGAGAAGTGGATTCGTGCATTGACGATCTGAAGCGGCAGGGCAAGCTGGTCCCGGCGGCCGAAGTCTTCGCGCGGGCGATCCTGCGCTCAAGCGACACGAGCCTGATCACCTTCGGCGATCACCCGACGCCGGTCAGCGAGGTCTTCAAATGGTTCCTGGACTCGCAGCCCAAGGTTATCGAGTTCGCCGAGATCGCGCCGGTCGAAGACGCCGAGCCCGAAAACGAGCCGGAGGTCCTCGCGAAACTCGGTGTCACATCCCGCCAGGTCGAGAAATGCCGTACCCGCTGACCATTTCCGGACTTCTGACTTCGGACTTCCGACTTCGGACCAACGAAAGGAGGTGAACTATGGAAACAATGAACAAACTACCCCTTCGCATATATGTCAGGCAGCGCGTCTCGACCATCGTGAGCAACGTAGCCGGGCTATCGAGCGGCACCATCACGTTGAACCTTGCGGCCCCCAGCGACGTGACTATGATTATCGTCGCCGACCCGGCCGCCGAGCCCCCGACTATCTTCATCGCGGCAATAGGCCGGACGCCGACGCTTTCGGACTTCGACGTGGTCGCCCGGCCGGCACCCAACATCTACGTGAATCCTGCGAACCGCGTGACCTTGCGCCTGCCCGCCATGCAGTCCGACCTGTGCTGGGCCGCGTTCGACCTGGATGGCGTCGCCGCCACATTCGGCGAGACTGGCGTGTCGAGGCTGGTCCTGGCGATCGATCAGTAACTTACTCCCGGCTTTGTTCGCCGGACCGACTATCGACTTCGAACCTCGAACCACGAAAGGAGCATACCATGACAGCAACCACAACCGCAAGAGAAGCAAGACGAAAGGACGGGCAGGTCATCGCTTACCCGATGGCCACCGTCAAGATTCCCAAGGGCGCGCTGGTCAACATCAACGCCAACGGCTACGCCACCAACTCCACGGACGCCGCGAGCGAGACCTTCGCCGGGGTCGCGTATGAGACCGTGGACAACTCGGCTGGAAATGCCGGCGACCTCTCGATCAGAGTCGAGACCACCGGCACGTTCGTCTTCGTCGACGGCGGAGGCAACGGCGCGCAGACCGACGTCGGGATCGAGTTCAAGATCTCCGACAACCAGACTGTCACCGACGCCGCCACCACGAACAACATCAAGGCCGGCATCGCCGTCGAGAGCGTCAGCGCAACTTCCGTCAGGATCAGAATCGACCGCTACGCAAGCTAGTCCCTTATCGGGAACAAGATCATCATCGCCACCAAGAGCGACGCAACCACCCGGGCCGAGCTGCTTTCCGATCTGGAAACGAGCCGGCGGCGAATGCCGTATCAGCAGTTCATCACGCCCGTGCTGCTCAAACGCATGCTGGCCGAGTACGAGGGGTTTCATCAGGAGCATACCGTATAAACAGCATTCCTGACAGTAGTCGATGTTTAGTATCACTTGACAAATGCCGATAATCGTGATAACATTGTAAAGTGAGGAAAGGAGGAGGACCCATGCTAGGCGATCGCATCAAGCAGGCTCGCCTGCTGAGAGGACTCAGCTTGCGCGCGCTTGCCGAAGCAGCTGGAGGAATATCAGCACAGGCGATTTCGAATTATGAGACCGGCAAGGATGCACCGGGTTCTGGTGTTCTACTCAGGCTGGTCGACGCACTTGGCGTAGATCTGGAGTACCTGTTTAGGACGGTGAAGGTGGAACTCGGGCAACCAGCGTACAGAAAGCATTGCCGGCTGAGCGAAGCGGAAATGGCTGACCTGGAAAGCAGTGTGCTGGATTCTGTCGAGCGGTACGCAGAAGCTGAGTCAATCGTGGACGCAGAAGTGGCTCCGTGGACCGGTATTCCCGCTGAAATCACGACGGAGATACAGGCCGTGGAGGACGCGGAAGACAGGGCCGATGGGCTCCGAAAAGCGTGGGGCGTTGGCGGCGGCCCGATTGATTGCCTCACTGAACTACTGGAGGATCACGGGATCAAGGTCATCTTCAGAAGCGCAAACGCCATGTTCGATGGATGCGCGTATCCCTATGGCGACACTCCCGTGATTGTCGTAAACGAACGGAAGCCAACAGATCGGATTAGATTCGATCTAGCACACGAGTTGGGACATCTTCTCATCAGGTTTCCTGAGGAGTGGGACGACAAGTCGATGGAGGACGCTGCGCACCGGTTCGCTGGTGCGTTTCTCGTACCCGCTAAGGCAGCGCGACTCGAACTCGGGTTGCATCGAACAGGTATAAGCATCCTGGAACTGCAGAAACTCAAGCTCAAGTACGGTATGAGTATGGGGGCCTGGCTTCGTCGTGCGCGCGACCTTGAGATCGTCACCAAGAGCGTATATGATCGTCTCTATCGAGGGATCATTGTGCGAAACAACTGGAGAAAACAAGAGCCGTTCGAGCTGAATGTCGTCGAGCGGTCTACTAGAATGCAGCGATTAGTTGCCCGCGCCTACGTAGATGGTATGGTATCCGAGTCGCGTGCAGCCGATCTACTGCGGATGCCGACTGAGCAGTTCCTGAACATAGTAGAAGGACACAACGCAGTGACCGCGTGATTCCTTAGAGTAGTGAGTTCCGTCACGTGCGTGTTTGGAGAACTTAGTGGAGAAGGGAAAACCCCCACAACTGGTCATGGATACAAGCGTGCTGAGAGACCTTGACTGCGCTGAGGTGCTGGGCTTGGTCTTTCGCCTCGGATACGAACTGCTCACTACAGACCTGATAGAGAAAAGGCGGGAGCTGGAGCCTGTGAGGCCGGAAAAGCTCAAGCGCCTGGGGTTGAAGATCAGGGAACTTCCAGGACCCTTGGTCGCCCAGATATCTACTCTGCGATCCAAGCACGCAGGTCCGAGCGTTCAGGATCTGTCGGCTCTGCTCCTTGCACGTCAGCTCGGATGCCCGGTTGTTACCCGTGACGGACCACTGGAAAGAGCGTGTCGCGCCGAGCAGGTTTCCGTCCATGACACTCTCTGGCTGCTAAGGAAGATGGTCGTGGCACAGATCATCTCGGAAACAGATGCTGCTGATGCTCTCGAGGTCATCAACACCAAGCGATTGCGGACTCCAGACCCCGATTGGACAACACAAATACGGAGGTGGCGCAGGGCTAGCCAGCGTGACTAGCTCAAGCTGACTATGGCCACAAGCACACACTAGGGCAGGGACACTCGTTCCCTGCCCGTACTACTTGGCTCAATGCCGGGGTGGGACTTCTGTGTCCCACCCCTTTTGTTTCAACCAAGATTCGAAAGGAGAACCAAAACCATGCCTCTCACCAAATCCGACATGCCCCATCTTCTCGAGGATGGGCTGAAAACTGTATTCTTCGAGGCGCTCGACAACACCGTGGGTGACTATGAGCGCGTCGCGACCATCGTGCCCTCCGGCTCCGACGAGGAGGCTTACCCGTGGCTGGGGGCTGTGCCGGGCATGCGCGAGTTCAAGGACGAGAGAATGCCCCTCGGCCTGCTGGAGCACAGCTACACCATCAAAAACAAGACCTGGGAGTCGTCCATCGCGGTCGAGAGATCGGCGATCGAAGATGACAAGTACGGCCAGATCAAGCTGCGCGTGCAGAGCCTCGCCCGCGAGGCCAAGCGGCACGTCGATGAGCTCGTGTTCACACTGCTCAGAAACGGCTTCGCGTCGACCTGCTACGACGGGCAGTACTTCTTCGACACGGATCACTCCGAGGGCGATTCCGGCACGCAGTCCAACAAGGGCACGTCGGCTCTGGACGCCACTGCGCTCCAGACCGCGATCACCGCGATGATGAAATACAAGGACGACAAGGGCAAGCTGCTGGGCATCGTCCCGGACCTGCTCGTCGTCCCGCCGGACCTCCAGTGGACCGCGATGGAACTCCTGGAGTCCACCTACTGGCCGGGCTCCCAGGCGAACCACAAGATGGCCAATAACGTCCTCAAGGGCAAGCTGGACCTGCTTGTCAGCCCCTACCTGACGGACACCAACGACTGGTTCGTATTCTCGACCAAGGGGATCATCAAACCAATGATCCTGCAGAGCCGCGCGCCGGTCGAGTTCGCCGCGCTCGAGGGCGACTCCGAGAGCGGGTTCATGCGCGACCAGTATATCTACGGCGTCCGCGCCCGCTACAACGTCGGCTACGGCCTCTGGCAGATGGCCTACGGCAGCCAGGTGGCCTGATGTTGGATGTATGATTTCGGATTGCGGATTTGTGCCGCCATCACGATGGGCCGGGAAATCTGTTCCCGGCCCTTTCGCTCCTTTCTGAATTTCGCGATTACTCCCTTCCCAAGGAGGTAACACCAAAAATGTCAATCACAATCACCGTCGCCGACATCAAGCGCAAGGCGATGATCCCTTCGACAGACACCACCTACGATTCGGCCATCACATCTCTGATCGCGGAGATGCAGTCCCCGATCGAGTATTCGATTCTGGGCAGTTATCTGTCCGACACAGGCAACACGGGGCTCCAGGCCACGCTCAAGCTGGGCATTCTCGAGATCATCTCGGGCGAGTTCCTGGAGCAGCTCAGGCGCGAGATGGGCGCGACCGAGGCCGCGACCATTGCCGGGGTGACCCTGGGAGGCTCGACAGTGCGAGGCGCCGACCTGATCCAGCAAGGCGCGACTCGCCTCGCGCCGTGTCTCAAGGGCGCGCTTCCGAACATGGGCGAGACATCGGCCCTGAGCACGACATCCGATTCGGAGATGAGCTTTTCGACGGACGAGGAGGTGTGGTGATGTTCGTATTGCAGCGCATCGCCAACAGAGTATCCAAGCTGGGTGAAGAGTTCACGGTGGGCTCGAACACCTACAAGGGCGTATTCAAGCCCCTCGACTCCGGCACGCTTCGCACGTATCTCAACGATGTGGAGATCATGGGCATCGTGAATCCCGGCCTGCTGCTCATCACCACGCCCAGCGCGGTCATCAATATCAACGACACCATCACCCGCGACAGCCGCACATACACCGTCCTGCGCTCCGTGGTGCACCGGATAGCCGGAGTATCGGTCGTCAGAGTGGTGATTCTGGGATAGAAGAGCTGGCAAACATGTCATTCCCGGCTTGACCGGGAATCCAGGAACACAGTCTTGGCCGGAAGGTGGATTCCCGCTTTCGCGGGAATGACAGATCGCTACGATGCGCGGTGATTTCCGAATCCGCGATGGGTGGCGATCTCCGAATCGCCACCCCAAGGCCAATCCGGGATCTTGGGTCGTTTCGGGAAACCCTTTTCCCGAAACCGCCGTCATCTCACACTCACCCGGCAAGCCAAATCTCTGACTTCCGACATCTGACATCTCTTGCGAAAGGAGAAACAAAATGCACCTCGACACCATCCCCTTCCACGACTGGATATCGCTGGTCGTGGGAGCTTTCGGACTCATCACCGCGTGGCTGTCCAAAAGCGGCCGCCTGCCCGCATGGGCACGAACGTGGCTCAAGCGGATCGGCGTGGAACGGATAACCGATGCCATCGAGCGCGCCGCGGGTATCATCGAACTCACGCCCGACCAGCGCCGCAAACAGGCCGTTATCTACCTGCAGAAGCTGTGCATCAAGGAGCTGGGCTTCCCAGTCCCCGCAAGCGTCGCGAACCTGCTGGTCGAGCACGTCTACCAGACGTGGAAACGGGGCCTGAAATGAATGTAGCCCTCGACGCGGGTCACGGCCTCAAGGATGGCCATCCGACCGGCGCGTGCGGCAGCGGCCTCGTGGAAGACAACATGGCGCTGGCGATCACGAACAAGCTGCGCTGGTACCTGCTTCGGGCCGGGATCGAGGTCACCCTCACCCGGCCCACACTATCGTTCGTCCCACTGAGCGTGCGGGGCGGGCTGGCAAAGGCCACGCGATGCGATATGTTCATCTCCGTGCACATAAACGCGGCGAGTGATCCCGACGCCAACGGGGCCGAGGTCATCGTGGCCGAGTCGGACACCCGCAGCGCCCCGCTGGCCGGCAAGCTTCTTGACACGCTTGTAAAGTGCGGCCTGAAGCGGCGCGGGGTCAAATGGGACTCCCGAAGCCGGCACAGCAGGCTCAAAGTCCTGCGAGACACGTATCGCTCGATGCCCGCGGTGCTCATCGAAATCGGTTTCATAACCAATCCGGCTGACGCCGCGAAGCTCAGGGACCAGAAGTGGGTCGAGCAGACCGCGGCGGCATTGGCTCAAACGATCGCGCACTCGGCAAACGGGACGTAAAGCCTCCAGGCAGGAATCCCGCGCACAAACCCCGTTGGGCCGGGATTT